GAGAACTGACACTTGTACTAGGTGAAAACTTAGACTTAGGCGGAGACGATAGTGGTTCCAGAAACGGCACTGGTAAAACTACTATTGTCAATGCATTAAGTTATGCAATTTACGGTAACGCACTTACTAATATTAAACGTGATAATCTTATCAACAAGATTAACGGCAAAGGTATGTTAGTTTCAATTGAGTTTGAAAAGAATGGGATTGAATATTCTATTCATAGAGGACGCAAGCCTAATATTCTTAAATTTGTTGTAAACGGCACAGAAGAAGAGCCGACTGATCATAACGAAGCACAAGGTGATAGTAGAGAAACGCAGAAAGCAATCGAAGACTTGTTTGGAATGAGTCACGATATGTTTAAACACATACTTGCGTTGAACACTTATACTGAACCGTTCTTAAGTATGAAGAATAACGATCAACGCAACATTATTGAGCAGTTACTTGGTATAACTATGCTGTCTGAGAAAGCAGATGGGCTTAAAGAGAAGATGCGTATTAACCGTGATGCAACAAATGCTGAGAACACTCGTATAGAAACTGTAAAAGCATCTAATGAAAGAATACAAGCAAACATTGAAAGTCTAGAACGTAAACAAAAGATGTGGGAAGATACTAAACTTTCTACAATTACGGATCTAGAAAACGGTATTGCTAAACTAGAGAAGATTGATATCGAAGCAGAGATTGAAGCACACAAATGTTGGGAGAACTTTAATGACAAAAAGCGTTCATTAGAAGAAGCACAGCGTTGGATGGCGAATATTACTGCTGACAATCAGAAACAAGAAAAAACTATTGCTAAACTAGACAAAGAGATTGCTGATCTAAAGGATCACAAGTGCTATGCGTGTGGACAGGACTTACACGACAGCAAACAAGATGTAATACTTAAAGACAAAGAAGGTTTATTGCAAGAGGCAGCACTACACATTGTAACAAACGAAACAAAATATGCAGAACACGCAAAGATTGTTGCTGACATTGGTGAATTAGAAGCGTGTCCTACAACACAATATGATAGTGTTGAAGAAGCATACAACCATCGTAACACTGTAGAAAGTTTGCAGAAAGAATTAGAACAAAAGAAAGCAGAAGAAAATCCATATCTTGAACAGATTGATGATTTAAAAGAAACAGCAATGCAAGAAGTAAGTTTTGATGAACTTAATGAACTTAGCAAAGTAAAAGATCATATGGATTTCTTGTATAAACTGCTTACAAACAAAGATAGTTTTGTACGTAAGAAAATTATTGAACAGAACTTAGCATATCTAAATCAACGCTTAACTTACTACTTGGCAAAGGTAGGATTACCGCACATTGTAGAGTTTCAGAACGATTTAACAGTGATTATTACACAACTAGGACAGGACTTAGACTTCGATAACCTTAGTAGAGGTGAGCGAAATAGACTCATATTAAGTCTAAGTTGGGCATTTAGAGATGTATGGGAATCACTATATCACGGTATCAATCTATTGTTTATTGATGAACTTGTAGATAGTGGTATGGATAGTGCTGGTGTGGAAAGCAGTATTAGTATTCTTAAGAAAATGACACGTGAACGTAACAAAAATGTATTTTTGATCTCGCATAGAGATGATTTAGCAGGTCGTGTTAATCACGTATTGAAAGTTATTAAAGAGAATGGCTTTACAAGTTACTCAAATGATGTAGAGATTGTGCAATGAAGGTAAGTTACTTTTGTTCACCAGATGCACACCCACAGGAACAACTACCACAACTAGTTGAAACATTTAAAAGCAAGATTGTCAATGATGGATTTGACGAGCCTGCTGACAATGTTAAGAAAACAAGTCGTGTAGGTGTAATGCAATATGGTGAATTGAAACAAGATGTAGACAGAATTGTAAACATTGTTTACGATATCAACAAATACAACTTTGGATTTGATTTATATCAACCAAACAACTTTACAACAATGCTTTATAACGAATATGATGCATATTACAAAGGTGAATACAGTTGGCACGGCGACGGTGTACTAGAGGAACAGTATGATATCAAGTTGACCGCACTACTAAATTGTAGTGATACAGAATACGAAGGCGGTGAGTTCAAACTTTTTATAAACGGCGAATGGCCAATTCCAGAATTTAACAAACCAGGATCACTTTTAGTGTTTCCTAGTTGGATACAGCATAAAGTAACTCCAGTAACTTCTGGTATTAGGAAGTCAATGGCATTATTTTTTACAGGCCCAAATTTGAGATGAGTACAGACAGTCACGACGAAATGATCGAAGCGTTTCAAAACTACTTTAAGTGGCAAGATCGTTTTGAATATAAAGGAAGTGACGAAGCAGGCATAAAAGCAAGATTTTGGTTATCAGAAATTAGACGACACGCAAGTGTAAGGCGAATAGAGATACAAGATAAGAGGCAAAATCGTAAACAAGCCAGAAAAGGCAAGGTAGGGAGACCATCAAAAGTAAGTAACAATGATGGAGACACCTAGTTGGACATTTAACAATAAACCTGTAGAGACTATTCCTAGTGAATACGAAGGGTTTGTTTACCTTATTACCAACAAGACCAACAATAAAAAATATATAGGCAAGAAACTAGCCAAGTTTAAAACTACAAAGCCACCACTCAAAGGCAGAAAAAACAAGAGACGCGGATATAAAGAAAGTGATTGGAAATCCTACTGGGGTTCATCTGATAACCTTCAAGCAGACGTAGACGCATTAGGGTCAGAAAACTTTACAAGGGAAATACTTTACCTATGTACAGGCAGGGGCGAAATGTCCTATCTTGAGGCTAGAGAACAATTTGATCGCAGAGTACTAGAATCTAACGAATACTATAACGGTATTATTAATGTTAGAGTAGGCGGATCAGACAAACTGCGACAGGCACTCCTAGAACGACACATCAAAAACAAGGCTTAACTTAATTTACATAGCAACAAAGTTTGGTCGAGTATGCTCGACTCACCTTGAGGGCACATTACGTGTGTGTTCGGATTCTGGTGCGTTGCAAGGACAATACTAACTTAGGTATAAAAAGATTGTGGCTCTGAGAAAAAGCAACCACAGAGTAAGTGATTTCGCTGTTTGGGATTAACTGCTTTCCGCGTATTATGCGAATGCTGAAGTAGGGGGTATGCGGTACGCCGCCTCCGTGTAATTTATTACAATCTTCTTAAACAGATGTGGCGACGATAACTCAGATGATGTTATCCACACTAATTCGTCCGGCAACGGGCGAATTGTGGCTCAAATATCTAGATGATGCTAAAAAATTACTTCGTAATTTATATTATACCACTTAATAAACATTAGAGAAGAAAAAGCGTTGAGCTTTAGCGAAAACGCTAGAGATCTTTAGATCTCTTTAAACAGTCAATAAGAAATAAATAACAATAAGTAAAAGTATATTACATACGAGAGAATTATACAATGCGTCTTAATGAGATATTAGTGGAAACAGATCGTCTAGATGAAAAACCTATGGGTTTCTTGTCTAAGATGAAAGACAAAGCACTTGCAAAAGTTGGCAGTGATAAAGCAGCAGGTAGACTTGAACTTGGTAAAGAAGCCAACTTGATGAAAAAAGAATTTATGAAGTTCTTAGGAACTCAAGATAAGGGCGAAGGTGCAACACCTGATATGGTACTTAACTGGCTTGCTAAAAACGGATATCCTACAGACGGTGCTAAAGAAGCAATGAAAAAAATTACAACAGGTGCTAAGGTAGGCGGAGCAATAGGTAAAGTAGTTGGCGGAACAGTAAAAGGTGCAGCGAAAGCCGTTGGCAAACTTGCTCAAGCAGGCGATAAACTATCACAAGCAAATGACGATATGGCTCAAAAAGCAGCAGATGCTAACGCACCTAAACCTGCAGCGACAACAACACCAGCACCAACAACAGCACAAGATACACAGAAAACTGCGCCTAATAATGATCCTAACGCACAGAAAACTGCGCCTCAGGGTGCAACAACTACTGCACCAACTACAACAGAACCTGATCCTAAAGACGCCGTAAATGTAAAAAGTATGGGCAAAAAGAAAATTGTACCACCAAGTGGTAACAAAGTTGCAGTCAATCAAAGCATAGATTTTTCAAATGTAGGTACACTGCTAGAAGGACTTAGTGGTGGACAACTTGATAATGTTTTTTATGCTGCTGTACAAGATGCAATTGCACGTGACCAAGGCGGACAAGCAAAAACTTCAGACACAAGTTTTACTGGACAAGCAGCATCAGGCGGAATAGGCGGTGCTCTAAAAGGTATGTATACAGGTGCGCTAGGTGATAAAGCAATTCCAAAAGATATTAAAGCACAATTAGATTCGCTCACACCTAAACAAAAAATTGAACTTGGAAAAATGCTATGAGACTAAGCCAACTACAAAAGAAAAAATATATTAGTGAAGGTTGGAACGATCCAGCATTTCTACTGCTAGAGCAAAAAACTATTCAGCCTTGGTTAGCCGATATTGAAAAATACGTTGTAGAAGCAAACTTATCAAAAGAACAAATTACACAACTGTTTACAACTGTTGAAAAAGGTGCTGATGACGCTGGAAGAAACAGAACAGCAATTGGTAAAGGCAAAGACATTGCAGCGTTACCTATTGAAGCAGTTAAGTTTATCAATAACAAAATTAACGAACTTGGCAGAGCAGCAAAAGAAACAGGTCCAGTAAAAAACATAGACGCTAAGTTTGCTGAACTAAAAACAAAGATAGGCGAAAAAGATTCTAAAGTTGTAAGTGCAGTAAAAGCAGTTAGTGACTGGGCAAAAGAAAATCCAGGCAAAGCAACACTTGCTGTTGCTGTTTTAACAACAGCGGCTGCAATGACAACAGGACCATTTGGTGGTGCAGTTGCTGGTTTCCTTGCTAGAGCAACTAAAGATTTATTACAAGGCGAAGACCTTTCAACAGCAGTTGGCAAGTCAGCCAAGACAGCAGCAATTGGTGCGTTAATTGGTATGGCAAGTGAATACATTGCAAAAGATGAAATTGAAGCAATTGCAAGCGGTGGCGCAGAAGACATTGCTAATCAAGTTGAACTAGTCAGAGATTCAAATCTAGAAGACAGTCTTGCAGAGATGCCAGATAAGGTAGCCGCTGTGTGGGATAAAAATCCTAATTTAGAAGCATACACTAGTAAGGTTAACTTAGATATAACATTCGGAACAGGATACGGAGCATCATACAGTGGTGTTATACAACAAGATCAAGTTGATCAGTTAAACGAACTTATTAGAGGAATGAACTCCGCTAAAGCAGAGTTTGGTACTTTCAGTAACGAACTAAACACTGCATCAGTCAAGTATGTTGAATATATGAGAAGCCTAACAGATACAAATAGAGATTTGAATATGGCTGCTGAATATCTTAAAGATGCTAAAGA